TTGCATCTTTGTTGGCCAAGAGTCTATCTATAAGACAGATATCCATGTCAAAAGTTGTGTAGGCAGTATTTGTGGCTGGATTCAAAGGAATTTTCATTAACCTTGTTCTTACACAATTATTTGTGTAGGCTGAACTCACAGTAGGCGGACCTCCTGTCCAAGTTACTTGATTACCGTTGTTGGCTGTTTCAGTAGCATCATAAGCATTTAAACTATTGGTAAAAGCCATATACCAATTGACATTAGAAGTTCTTACACCGGTAGTATTAACCGTGTCCATAAAAGGTGCACCAGCAAAAGTATAAAGAAATTGTGTAGGCGGAGGTGTTGCAGTTACATCTTGCACAATCACATTACTGGTAGCCACTGTGGTACCATTAGTAGGATCTCCAATTTTAAATGTCCAACTTTCACTGCCTTCACTAACACCATCACTTAATGCTGTCACTGTATATGAAGCAGTATTGCTGTTAATTGTCAATGTGCCAACAGTGGCAGAAGGTGATATATCTGCGGCTGTTAAGTTGCCACTACCTCCACTTACCAGAGCCCAAGGAACTACTGTGCCATCGGTGACACTGGTTGTGGTCAATGTCCAAGTAATGCTACTGCCTTCATTAAACGTGCTGCCATTTGCTGCCAATGTAAAAGTCTGAGTGGCTGGTGGTATAACAGGTGGATTTGGATTAGGCAATGGAGTAGGAGTTACAACACCTCCACCGCCAGGTGGTTGTTGTGTGCTACCAATAGATCCTGTTGGTACATTGGTAAATCCTATCGGATAGTTTGTGGCTGTGTATGAAACACATTCAAGATTGAATGTATAGTCATCATTCATTGCCATTGATAATACAATAACTTTCTCATTGGAGATTAAAGGCAGTGTGGTATTGATAAAAATATAATCACCTACACGTACTCGATGTGCAGTTTTGTCTGCAGTGAATGTAAAAATCTTTTGTGTTCTACTACGCAACAATATCATCTGTGCCATGTCACTGGCACCCCAGAAACTGGTAATGGTATCAGCACTGAATCTCTGTTCAAGTAATAAGTCGCCATCTTCTGTCAAATAGGGATTGGTAGTGGTTATAGGCCAAATTTGAGTTCTTGTTTGATAGTAGTTGTCTCTGTCTGGAAAGTCTACAATAACTTTGTTGAATTTGTTGCCAAGGTTAGGATATTGGATTTGTATGTCACTGACTATGTTGTCAGCATTAAATGTTAATCCGCCTCCACTGCCATCACTGTCACTGGGACTTGCTTCAAGACTAACTGTGTATTTTCCTTGAATCAAACTTAATGTAATTTTATAACTGTCAAGTAGATAATTGATGTTGTCTATTAAATTATTAGCAGTGTCACAGATCCAATTGCATTCAAACTGTTTAATAGTGCTGGCACCCCTTGCAGTCAGTGCCAAAGCACAGGCCACTGAGGCAGTGTTAAAACTGGTGTAGTCTTGTTTGTCATAACTGACGCCTGCGCCATAGGTTGTGTTATAAAGTAAATCCCAAAGTATTAGAATAGGATTAGTGGTATGGGTTGCTGATAATGAGCCAGAACTTAAAGGAGCAACTTTTCTTCCTTCAAGTCCAACACTGACTTTAGGAATGTTTTTGTATGGGCTTGGTGCAGTATATGTAAATTTGCAAACCAAATAACAAAGTCTATCATAACTTTTGTTTTGTAACAGATCTCTGGCAATAAGACTGCTGGGTCCTACATTTAATTGATTGGCACTGCCGTATGCTGTGACTCCACCTCTGCCATCTACAAATTCTATTTCAAGTGTGCCGCCAAATTGTCCTGAGCCAATTTGAATAGGTGTGCGATGTAGAACCTGTGCATAATCTATTTCAATTCTTACATCATCAATCCATAAGTTTGTTATGCCACGGCAAAAGCCTTCACTGAGTGCATAGATGCAATAAAGTAAATTGGTATTAGAAGTTGGCACATAGGTCCACAGTCTTATGCCTTCTACTTTTCTTGTGCCATATACTATGGGAATATTTTGAACACCTTCGGAAGGATTCTCAGTGATGCCTACAAACTCTGGAACTTGTCCTTCTTGAGAAGTTATTGCAAAATCATTAATTAACGGAATTATGGTGTCTGCCATTGTATGCTCCCCCAAACAATATTGATGCCAGTTGCTGGCTCAAGATCGGCATTGGTTCTGCCCTTTTTAGTTCTTAAACCGTTAAACACAGTTCTACTTTTCATTTGTATGCTGATTCCATTCTGTCCACCTTGCACAGTAACGTCGGTGGCGTAACTGTCGTAAATTTGAATTAAATTGGTAGTATCTGCTACGTTTGTGGTGTTATCTCTAAACATCTTATAAGCAGTGATTCTTGTTTTTAAAAAGTTAGTAGTCAAATCAGTGATTAAAGTTGTGTCGGTAGTGTCTAACTGCAAAACAAAATCACCTTGACTTGGATCATAACTTTCAACCATGTTACCCACAATGCTTACTTGGTTAGTAGCATTGAAGGTATGACTGGAAGTAACAGTAGTGGTACTACAACTTACATTGCTATTTCCAGTGGTATAATAATAACTGGTAGTGGAAGTTGTAATCTCAATCAAAATTTCCGATACATAAGTGGTTTGACTAAGATTGCTGATAATAGTAGCATTGGTTATTCTACTCACTGTATCACCTCAACAAAATCAATGTCTATTGAATTGTAACCATCACCACCTACAGCCCCTGCACTAAATCCAAGTTGATCCGTTGCACAACGAACATACATTGGCACAGTTTTATGTGTTATGGTATTACTAACAGCACTGGATCTTAATGCTGGAAATAAACTTATGCTAACTGTTCCTGCACTGGCTGTGGCATCTGCTGTGACCATATAAAGTTTATTATGTCCACTGAACTTGATAAAGTCACCGGCTTTGACAATTACAACATTACTGGCCACTGTGGCTGTGACACTGGTAGCACCTGCAGCCCCTACCGTTACAGTAATTGTTCCTGTATAAGCACCAGTTGAGTTATTAAATGGTGAAGGCAAGTCTATTGAAAATGCTGTAAGGTTTCCTCGTTTACTCATTAGGAAACCCATAATCTGTCTGCGTTCAGCATCTGATAAGTTTTGAAAACTTGCTGTAAAATTAAAATATTGTGTACGCACTTGAGAACGTTGTTCTAAACCACTAATACTGGTTGTGACAATAGTAGGAGTATTTGAACTTAACTCCAATGCGGTAAATTCTACTGATGGAAAATCAGCCATTATATCTTAACTCCTCTTTGTTGTACAGCACCTCTAACAATGTTTGTTATCAGTGACTTCTTCTCAATTAATAATGTATCTATGCCTCTTGAGTCAACGGCATTGATGGTAAAGGAAATATTGATAGGTGCCATTTGCATACCTGTCATATCTGCCTTGACACCTAATTCTCCACCACTGCTTCTGCTTAATGGTAGTATGGCTTCTGGTCCTGCTTCACCGGCAAGTCCCATACCAAATGTTGTTGGACTGCCTATAATACCACCCTTGGCAAATCGCAACTTGGAACTTGGAATACCTAACATGCCATAGTTAACCTGATACATTCCATTGCTATTCTTACTTACTGCTCCAGGAACTTGATGTATTACATCCTGGGCAATAACACCAGTCTTTACATCAGAACCATATATTTGACTGTAAGGACTGCGATACTGGAAGTCATATAAGTTTATACCGTTTGGTGCTGTTTCTTTGTATTTGATATTTTTCTTAGTTCTCTCATCTGAGAAGAAAGAAAAAATTGCTGAGCCAATTGAAATAGCATCATCAATCCAACTGCCACCACCACCACCTCCACCACCCCCGCCTGTAACTACCTTGGCAAGGCTGCTGACAGCACTGGCTGCACCATCTATGATATCATCAAGTAGGCTTAGAACATTTGTGTTTAAGAAACTACCAATACTGCTGAATACTCTGGTAATTCCATTATAGGCTGTGCTAAAAGTGCTAACAATAGCATTTCCAAGACTATTAAACAATGTAGTACCACCACTTACCAATTGACTGAACACTGATTGACTGCCAGTACCAAACTGACTCACTGCCTGAGGTGCTGTGCCACCATTGCCAAAGATTTTACCAATGACGCCACCGAATGTAGTAACGGCTGTGCCACCTGGATTGGTAAATCCAAGAACATATTGTATACCTTGACGGAACAGGTCTTTAAGTATGGCATCACTATCAAAGCCAAACAACTTAATAACTTCTTTCATCTGTGGCCACTTTTCTTTATTGACACCTAACATCTCTAATAGTTTAGTGCTGACTGTGGTATACATTGTGCTATAGGTGCTGGCAACATCATCGTTTAACTTGCGAGTGGCTTCACGAACTAATGTTTGATATTGGCCTTCATTTTGAAATCTGCCAGCAAGTTGTGCTTTTTGTAATTCACTCAGTGTCTGTTGATAGGCTGCAAACGCACCACCTTCTTGAATTCTATACTTTTCTGCTTCATCCCATAACTTTTTATTATGAATAATGTCGGCACTTTCTTTGGCTTTGGTATATTGATCGTAAGAAGCAAAACGATTTTTTAAGAAATAATCTTCAATTTGTTTTAGTGCTTTGGTATACTTGTCAGTTTCATCCATCCTCATGTCTTGAGCAGTCTTTTCCATATCTCTATATTTCTTGAGATAGTTTGTTTTTAGTGCATCAACTTGCTTTTGATATTCATCTTGATTAGCATACAAACCAATGTTAAGTTTAGTCTGTGCATCCAACATGGCAGCATCAAACTTGTCTTGTTCTGTCATTAGACTTTCTTTGGCTGCTTTTTGTAATGCCATGTCTGCTTGACTATATTTTTGACGTAGAGCAGCCAAGACTTCTTCATACTTGGTATTCTTATCTAATCTACCAGCAAGATTATCTTCATTAAGTTGATTGAGATCTTTCTGAAACTTTTGTTCGTTAGTTAAATTAGTAGTATTTTGATCTACAATGAGTTTCTTATATTTCTCACTGTAGTTTGTTCGAATGCTATCAAGGACACCTTGATATTCTTCCTCACTCATTCGACTATTTTTTCTGCGATGCTCTTCAAGATCAAAAACATCTTTGTTAAACTTATCAGTTTCACTTAGGTTTTTATCTTGACTGCTCTTAATAAAAGAAAGATAATCTTTGTATCGTTTTTCAAGTTCATCTGTGGCTTTGGTATTTTCATCTCGTTCTTTAAATTTGGCTTCAATACGAGTCTTTGCATTGGCTACTTCAGTATCTGTAAAGAAAATACCTTGCTTACGACTGTCTTCAATAACTTTGTCAAGAGCCTTTTGAACTTCTCCACTTCTCTTACGTTCATCACTAAACAATTTAGAAGTTGTAATCTGTTCATCAATGCTGGCTGTCAATTGATCCATCGGAGTTTGACTGACTCTTGCCTCAATGCCTAATTTCTTAAGCAATGCAGCCATTTCAGTACTGATAGGCAATCCTTTTTGTTGGGCGTCATTGGCATCTATAATTTGCTGTTCAAAACTGCCAACACTCTGAGTAGTTGTCTTGGCCTCAGTGCTGGTTATACCTAATTTTTTACCAAGCCAATCAATTCCTTGACTCAGGTAACTGGTTGACTTACCTGCGGCATCTTGTGAACTACCAAATGTAGCCAATGCCCCAACTCCAACACCAATAAGACTGATAATTCTACCTAATGGTGTAGAAGCCAAGAATACCAAGGCTGTGCTTAATCCTCGAACTGCCACTGTGGCTCCCAATGCTGCCACTGTGAATGCTTCTACTACAAATACCACAGCCTTGATCAGGGCCGCAATGGTAAATGCTGCCGTCAATGCAACCATGGCATAGGTCAAAGGTTTAATATTAGCAGCCAAGGCATCAACTGCTCTTGACATTAGATTAGCACCATCAGTAGTGTCAAGAATATCACGAACAGTTCTTTGAAAGGCATTACTTAATCCTGTAACACTTTGACCCAGAGTCTTAGGCATTTTGTCTATTTCTTTATTAAGTGTAGACAAGTCATCTTTCATTGCCTGTGCTAAAAGAGAACTTGTTAATAATCCTTCTTTGGCAAATAATTTTAATTGGGCCTGAGATAACCCAGTGGTTCTTGCCAAGGTAATCATAAAAGCACTGTTTGTTTCTATAATACTGCGGAATTCATCACCTTGTAATTTACCACTGGCCATTGCCTGACCAAGTTGATATATAGATGAGGCAGCACCTTGTGTGCTTGCACCACTCTTTAATAATGTTTTGTTAAAAACTTCAACAATAGTGGTTAAGTCACTTTGTTTAAGTCCTACTTGTTCAGCATTTAGAGCAAGTTTGCTATACAAATCAATTGTAGGAGCAAGGCCTTGTCTTGTTGCCAGAGATACTTTGTATAATTGATCATAGGTAGAATTTAATTCAGCAGTTGAATTAGTAACCAGTCTTAATTTATTATCCAGTGTCTGTATGTTGTTGACAAACGACACTGTTTCTTTCACAAAGAAGGCACCAGCCACAGCAGAAAATGCAGTTTCAAGATTACCAAGACTTCTATTCAGTGCTGAAAAACTACTGCTCATTGCAGAAGTATTACTGCTGACATTTCTGTTTAAGTTTGATAAAGAACTTTGGATAGAACTCAGCACTGGGCTGGCTTTATCTTCTGCTTCAATCGTTATTTTAATATTTTCTGCCACGGCTTACCTTCCTCGTTTTTTTGTTTCTTTATTCTGTCGTTCCTGTTCATACCTATAGTATGCGGCCCACATTCGAAACTCCAGAGAGGAAATTTCTAAAATCTCTTCCAGGGACTTACCCAACTCTTTGGCTAAAAACATCATAAACCATAGGTCGGGGTCCCTTTTTAGTTTTTTTCTATTTCACTCACCTCGGGCAAGTCACCACCTGACAATACCCTGCTAATTTTTAACACCACAGTAGGATCACTGTCGTTCATCAATGCGTCTTTGTCGTATTGACTGAATAATGGTTTGCCTTCTGCGTTTAAAGCCTTTGATAGTACAGTTTGAACCAATGCCTCAACTGATTTACCTGCCTGGGCAAGTTCAACAATTTTGCTTTCTGTTTTTAAACTGTGTATCTCACGATAGTAGATATCAAAGCCCCATTCTTCACAGGTATACTTTTTTAATTCTCCACTAAGTTTGCTTTGAAAATGCTTTTGTGCTTGTTCAATTGGTGAAAGTTTTACTTGACTCATTTTTTAACCTTTTTCTCTATAGTTGATATTGCGGCTCTAATCCCTTGATTAACAAAGCCATTGGGTGCTTGACGAGAATAGCCCTTCTCCAATCTTTCAATGTAGGGAACAGTGTTCTCTACTACTGCTTGATTGCGTTGTTGCCATCCTCGTCTTGCGGTTCCAGTTAGAATTGGAGTTCTAACTGATATCTCTTTACGAACCTCAGCCATAAGATCATTTTTAACAGTGGCAATTGCCGCCTGGATAGACGGCAATGTAAAGTCTCCAACAATCTTAATCTTGAGTTCCATTATGCGCCGTAATTATTTGCGGCTGCTGCTGTCAATGCGCCTGAACCTGTAAAGGAAACACTTGCAGTGGTTAAGCCGTCGTAACTGGCTGTGATAGCCCACTCAGTCACAATGATTGTGCCACTGAATTTAGTTGTCACAACACTAACATCTGGAAACAATTCAATTCCTATTGCTGTATCAGTGCTGGGGTTTAAAGCCGAATTGACCTCTGATGAGACTGAGTCATCAAAGATGATTTCCATGCTGCCACTCCAAGACTCAAGACCTTTCTTGTGGGTGCGGAAACTATCACCCATAGATGTGTCTTCTACTGTGTCACGGCTGTGACTGATGTTCCATGAACGAACTTGTGCCACTGCGGCGTAGGTTCCTGCTCCATCTACTAATTTAACTGCTCCGTTACTACCTTCATATGATGCCATAATTATTCTCCTTGTTGATTAATTGGCGGGTTGGTTGGAGGAACTTCCTCCTGAACAACTTGCTCTACTTGAACACTCTGTTCAATAACCTCAGCAATGGCAGTTATCTTAGCCTTGCTGGGCTTTTTTGGACTGGCGTTAGACACTTCAGTCCAACCCTGCTCCAAAAACCTTGATAGATATCGTTGTTTGACTTTGTCAACAACTCCATCCTTTGTAATTTCTATTAGCATTAGTTTGCTCCTTTGGTATAAGCATATCTTACCTCAACTACCATCACGACTTCTGCCAAAGGGGCAAGTCTATCTGGCACAGTGATTTGTGTCACTCGAGTAATCATATTTTTATTGCTTGTGCCTCTTGTTCTATCTAAATCAAGAGTTTCTTCTATTCTTTCAATCATGTCATTTTTTAATTTGTCCAGTGCAACACCAGCACCACGAACAAAAGTTCTGATTGTGTATTGTATCACGCCTTGACGAAGAACAGCCATGCTGATATCTTGACGTGTTTCATTACCTGTGGCTACAAGTATGGCAGGGAATTGTGTTATTGCTAATTTTTCAACATCAAAAGGATCTCTGGTAACCAGCACAGGCTTTGGGTCACGCATATCCTTCAACACATTAACAATGTTGACGGCAAAGTCTTCACGTAAACTCATGGCTTACCTCTTTAGACGACCGAAATAACTTGGGACCTTTTCTGAATTGGCAACAGTATTGTCGTCGTTAATATCATACTCAACCCCATCACGTATTACAAGATCTATTTCTTCTGCAAACATTTTTTTGTAATAATCATATTTGATTTGAAATACATCCAAATTAGGTTCAAACTTTGATAGGCGTGGGAAAATATAATATCCCAAGGCGTGATAGACTGTTGCTCTTGTTAATTGACTATCTGTTAAAAGTGTGGAGTTCATTTCAGCATAACGGTAGTTCATAACAGTAATGTCATAACGTCCTACCTGGGCTGTGGGCCACCAATGGATACGGAGGTATCTTTCAACGTCTGCTTGTGCCTTAGTAAGGGCATCATCAAAGTTGGATAATCCGTAATTGAGGATATCAGGTTCATACGCCTGAATATCAGAAATCGTTGCAAAAGCCATGTGGGCCTCCTTAAGTCCTACCAAAGGGTGAATGTTGTGAGAGTCCTTCTCTCACAGTTGTATTTATTAAAGACAAAAAAAATGACTCACATATTTCTATATGAGTCATTCGACTGCCAGGTCAATTATAGGAATTTTCAAACATGCCGTGAATGACATTACTGCCTTTCACATTATTATTTATCAATTAAAAAGAAAAAGGGCCAATTAAGACCCTTTTCCCAGACCTAAGTCTGTCCGACTCACTCCCGGCTTATTGATTACTCAATGCTTGAGTCAAAGATTGCACGAACGCCAGCATTGTCATACAATTCGCCAACACCGTAGATTGCTGAACCAACAATATCATAACCACGTGCGGCGGCTTGACGTTGTGTCTCAATTGAGATGTCTTTCATAATTGCAAGACCTAATGCGTCTTTGTGGAAGATACCACAAGCATAGTCACCTGCGGCACCAGTGCCTGTTTCTAATGGAACAAGACTTGACTGATATACTGGAACGCCGCCCAACATACCCATAAAGCCATTTTCCAACGCACTGTTACCAATAGCACTTGCTGGGGCAGCAAATGTAGAAGTTAATGTGCTGGCCACGTCATACGCCACGTTAGGGTGTAGAACAATAGCACAATCACTGCTGGTGTCGTAACCTTGGCTACGCAATTTAGCAATTGCTTGGAATAGCAATGCTGGAGTTGCTGTTGTGGTAACACCACCAAGTGTGTTGGTAGAGAAACTCATGAACAATGCCATTAAGTCTGTGTCAATTTTTCTGGCTATGGCCTCTCCAAAAAGTCTTCCCAAGTCACTAACAACATTGCTGGCACTGGCCATCATTGCTAAGTCAGAAACTGTGGCAAAAAGACCGGCTTCAGCAACCGTTAATGTAGCACCGTCTGTAGATACAGTGGTGCTTGAAGGGGCTGTTGCTTCTGTTAAGGCTGCGGCCGTAACTTTTGGATAAATCGGTACGGTGACCGTTTTTCCTTGTCCTGCGTTTATTGTATAGTTGCGAACTAATCCACGCATGATGGATTTTTCTGAAGCAACAAAAAGTGCTTCTGCGGTTATTGACGGTAAAAGGTCATTGAGGGTGGTTGTATTGGAAACTGCCATGTTAAGGCTCCTTTAAGGTTAGGTTAAATTGTTTGCTTTTCTATATTCTTTATAGATAGCACGATCTTTTGGATTATTCATATCCAGTTTACTAATGTCAATCTTACCCGTCACACCTGTTGACTTGCCAACTCCGCCTCCACTGCCACTGCCACTTGGTCCTGCGGACACAAAATGTGGATTGGTTGTGAGAAACTCATTTACTAAGTCATCTACAGTCATTAAACTTCCGGAATCAGTGTATCTTGCACCACCATTATCATCAACGATTTCAACATCACCTCCGTCTGATAAACGAATTTGATCTTTTAACAATCTCACCACTTGTTGTGGATTAACTGCTCGTCGACTTGATGCGGCATTCAACAATGAACCATCTACCTTGATAGATTGTAATTGGTCTTGTAACTGCTTGATAGTTTGATCTTTCTTTCCCACAGTATCCTGTAAGACTTTTTCGAAATTTCCACGTGCCTTTTCCTGCTCAATTTGAATTCCTTCTTCTTTTGCAGTTAATTCACGATACTTTTCTATATCAATACCTTCAAACTGTTTTGCGAACTTCTTACGTTCTCTATCCAGTCGTTCCTTGACAATTCTGTCAATATCTTCTTGGGTAAAACTTTCACTAACCTGGTTCTCTTGGGCACTTGTGCGTTCAGATGGTTCTCCAGTAACCGTATTGTCTTCAATCATATAACCTCCTTAATAGGTGAAGAAGTAACACCATCCAGATAATTCTGTAATAGTAAGATATTTATCATTGAGAGAAATATCTTACGTTGTTTTGATTAGTATTTCTTTCCAGGCGTTTTTCTTTTTTTGCGATTTGTCTTGGTTCGCATTCCTCTTTCTGGTAAACTTCTCATGATTACTTTCCTTTTGTAAACTTGCCTTTCAACTTCTTAGGTGCTGCCTTGCGAGCAACACTTAATGCAATGGCCACAGCCTGCTTTTGAGGGCGTCCTGATTTGATTTCTTTTCTTATATTGGCACTGATAGTTTTAGCACCATAACCTTTTTTAAGTGGCATCATCTTCTCCATATATTTGCCCGGATATTTCTGCTCTTCTCTTTTTAACAAGATGAAAAATAGCCAGTAATTGTTTGCGGGCTCGTTTGCCTGCTTCGTGATTATGCTTGGTCATGTACTTTTCGTTTTCACGATAGTAATTTTCCACAGCAGTTAATAACTCTTTGTGAACCTGAGTTGGTTTTATTTTATACTTGAATTCCTCTATGAGGTCCTCAACAGGTGCTTCAATAAAATTAGGATCTGTCAACATGATTTCCTTTAATTATTTCTGGCTGCGGCTGCACCTGCGGCAATGATATCATCTAATGTGATTTCTGGATGTAATGCCAACATTTGTTCATTGGTATAACCTTCCATTAACATTGCTTGTAAATGCTCTTCACGATTGGCATCAGTGGTTACAGGATGTTCGTTTTGTTGTTGTTGATTTTCAACGGGAGGAGTAACGGCGGATTGTGCTTCGCCATTGACAAGTTCAATGTCAATCTCTTGAACAAGTTCTTCAAACCTGTCATCATCGTCAACAAGAATTCGTAACATCTGTCTTTCAATTTCTTCATTTACTATTGCACTTCTTGGTGCTGAATCTTTAGCAAGTTTCAACATATTCATATCATTGTATTTGTCTTGAATGTTAAAACTATCAGGGTAGTCAATTGAACCATCCCATACACTACCTTGCCAACGAGCATAGAGTCTCCAGATATTTTCTTCTGCAAATTCTAAATTGTCTGCACGTTCCGCAAGTTTTGCATTCAAAAGTTGGAACTCTGTAGCAAGTGCCACGCCCGAAAGTCTGCGTGATTCAATTGAACGAATGCCACCCATGTAGGCCATGCGATCGATACTTTCAATTTTATGTTTGAGACTGTTTAGCAATCCATCAATGCTGGCGCCACTTGGTTGCAATAGGAAAGGTTTTAATTCTCCATTGAGATCTTCTGGCATGGTAATAATTGCACCAGCACCTGCGGCAGCCTGTGTAGAATTAGTTTTAACCAATGAGGGATGATTAGTCAATCTCAATAACTGTTCTGCCTCACTTAGTTCTCCATATATGGCACGTTGCATATCAGCCACGTCACCCACATCACTAATTCCCACACCTCTATGCGGACTGCGTTGACTGTAAACGCAAACAGCAGGCACAGTGCCTAACACATTAGGAACTTCAAACTCCATAACTGTGTCATTAGAGTTTTCAACATCAACACTGATTACTTGAATTGTGTCTTGAGTGTAAATTCTATAAGTGTCACGACCATCTTGACGTCCTTCATAGACTTTCAAATATGTCAATACATAAACGCCATTAGGCTGACGACGATACTGCCAGTCAAATACATTTTCTGGTGTGTAGATTGAAATATAAGGACGAATGCCTTGCGATAATTCTTCAGCACGAGTATAGGCTTGACTTTGTGGTTTATCAACTACCACCCAAGTATGTCCATAGACACTTGAGAAAGTTGAAACATCACGCATCATGCTGTCAAAGGTTCTACCATCCAAATCAGCATCTTGTAAAAAATCATTTAATCCCGGATCATTAGTAATGCTGCCAAAGTCTCTCTTAGGTGGCTTACGATATAGAAAGGCGTTGTAAATTGCCACAATGGCCTTGACGTGATTGTCTAAAGGAGTGTTTATTAGTCGATCGTCGTACTCACCTTGACTTTCCATTTGATAGCCTTGTAGGTATGCACCGTCTCTGTAGTCTTTTGATCCTACATAACTGTCAATTAGAAATTTCCAATAATCGATATAGCTGTTATATAGGTCATTTCTTTTTGCTAAATCTTGATTGTAACTCATTAAAAT